TTGCTAGTTCAGTCGCTCTTTGTGCTTCTAATGCTTTTTGTGCAATATCTCTCTGAATCTGACCTGCCTGTAAAGCTTGTTGAACATCAGCCTGTTGCATTTGTTGTTCTCTTTGAGCCTGAGCAGCTAACTGTGAACCCACATTTAAAGCTGTTTGTGTTTGAAATTGTTGCTGTTGCTGAGCTGCCTGAAGAGCTGTACCAAATCCTGCAGCTTGTGCTTGACCAATTTGTGCTAAACGAGCTCGTTCCTGTTCGCCTCTTTCTACTCCTTCTCTACCACCACCAAACGCACCTGCACCGACAGCTTGTGCTGATAATTCGTTTCTTCTCATATCGGCTTGTCTATTTATTTCATCAATTACAAATCGTTGGTAAGGATTCATAAAAGCTTCTATATTAGGTCCTGTGCTTGCTAACTGACTAGCCTGTAATGTTGAACCAATTCCAGCCGTAAGAGTATTTCTACCGACACCTGCTGTGCCAGCAATAGTAAATCCTTGTCTTTCTAATGGAGCAGGTCCTGCAACTTGATACTCAGGAACAGCAATCGGTTGTGTGGCTAGATCAATAGCTTCATCATACAAAGCTAATTTTCTAGATTCTACTTCGGGAGCTTCTCTTGATATTTGTGTTTGTACTGCGGGAGTTGAGGGAGCTGGAGCTGGAGCAGGTCCGCCACCTCCACCACCACCGAAGTAACCTTTTAAACCTGTAGCTTTATTAACACTTCCTGATCCGCCTAAATTATTTAAAAGTTGTGCTTCAAAGTCGTTAATATGTGCAAGCTCTTTATCTTCACATTCACCTTTTTTTGCTATGTCTTTATAAAGTATTTTATAAAGCCAAATTTTTATTTTAATTGGTATAAATTTAAGTAGCCACTTCATAAAAAAATCCCGTTTGTTTAAATTTTAAATTATTTTTTTGAATTGCTCTACCCCATCCTTTACGACCAATAATTTCTAAAGCTTCACAACCTTTTTGTTTTGCGTAATAAATAAAAAAATTTTCTATTTTTTTTATATTCCTAATAACTTTACTACCTCCACAAAATAAAATACTTAATACACTTTTTGCAGGATAGAAAGTTTTTTGAACTACATAAACAGCACAAATAGCTTTGTTTACGAGAACAAGAAACATTTCCATGTTTCCTGATAGTAACAATTTGCGAGTGGACTCTAAAGTATGTCTGCCTCTAGACTGTTTAGTTGCTGATTCAATCCAATGTTCAACTTTATCCCAAAACACATCCACGCACTCCACATCAATCTTTTTGATTTCCATCAGTCACAATATCATAAATTCTTTTTAATTGGTCTTGTTGGTTATAAAAAAATTGAGCTCCTTTTCTTCGCATATCTTTAAAATCTTTTGGACTAGCTCCTGACATAATACCTGCACCTAAAATAGCGTCAGCACGAGACACAAATTCTCCATCAGCTAATTGAGCTAACATAGTGTCTTCATCTTTATCACCATTACCTGAACCATCTTCTACATAACCTTCGGCTCTAATATAATTATTTAAATCATTTTCATCGTGGTCTGTTTTACTAGGTAAATAATTTATACCACCAGTTTTAAATCTTGCTATTTCAGCCAAACCACCTTCTTTTGCTCTGTACATGTCAGGTTGATTAAAATCATAAACAGATGCTTCTTGTATTTGTTGTTGAGGCGGTGGTGAATAATACTGACCTGATACATAACCAGGTTGTGAATAATCAAATCTGTCACCAAATCCTTTTGCTTGTTCATCGGCTCTAGATTGAGCCATGGCATACTGTTGTTCACTAAAAGGTTGTCCTGCTTGTATGCCTGATTCAGCTTGTGATGGTTGAGGAGCAAAGGCTGCTGACGCTAATGAACCTGCTGTGATACCTCCACCAATCATTGAAGCTTTAGATAAACCCTCAGCACCTCCAAGAAAAGTCCCTGCAGCTCCCAATTTTTCAAGTCCAAAACCACCTAATGCACCAAGTCCACCTGCTAGTAAAGCTCTACCTGTTGATGCTCCTGATGCTTTAGCCAGTAAAAAACTACCTATGCCTGCAACAACAGGAACAAAAAAATATTGTTTTAATCCTGTTTGTTTATTTTCACTACCTACACCACCGATTGTTTTTAAAAAAAAAGCTTCGCCTCTTGATAAAAAACGAAGTTGAGTGTCTCCGCAATTACCTTTATTTGCTATATCTTTACCAAGAATATTTAATAGCCATTTTTTTAAGACTTTAGGTAAAAGTCCTAAGATGAATTTTAACATGTTATCTCCAATTTTCTAACCTACATTTTACTCTGATTTGCTAGTCTTTTCAACTCCCTCATCAGTCATTTCATCATAAAGTCTACCTGTATACTGAAATTCACCAACGTGAGTTATATAACTCATAATGTAACAGTAAAGTTTACCACCTATTTCTGACCATAATCTACAAAATGCAAAGTCCTCACCAAGGTATCTTTTAGTTTTAGGATCATAGTAAGTATCAAAAAAATTATAAAAATGAGGTCTGTCCATATATTTACCATCAATTGTAGTTTTTTGAACTATCTCTTTATCAGGATACGCTTCAATTAATTTACTAAATACATCTCTTTTAATTAGCATACATCCTGTAGGACAATGTGTAGCTTCAATAACACCTTTTGTCACTTTAATATCTGTATTATCATCTTTTATCAACAAAGGATATTGAAGCATATGATGTTGACATTGTTCAGGATTCTTAATATGCCCACTATTGATTTTTTTTACTAAAGTATCCCATTGTGCCGTTTTCATAGGATAGGGTATTGAAATAATATCTTTATCCTGTTCAATTAATCTAAAAATGGCGTTAGGGTCAAAAGCAATATCTGAGTCAACAAATAACATGTGTGTAAAATCCGTATTTAAAAAATAACTTACACAAAGATTTCTGCCTTGAGTAATTAAAGAAGACTTCATCATTTGAAACATAACTCGCATGTTTCGTTTCATACATTCTTTTTGTAACTCAAGCATTGTTTGAGCATAATGCATAGATACATCGCTGTGTACAGGAGTAGCTACAAACAAACTCACAGGTCGTTCATTTTTAAGCCATATTGGTTTATTGTTTTGCATCAAGTATACCTTGAAGAAAATTTGTCCACTCTAAACTTTTTTTATCCCAAGAGTAAAATCGCTTAATATATTTTTGCTGTTCATCTAAATGTTCTTGGATCGCTGGTTCGTGAAGCGTGTCTCGACATATCTTAATACCTTCTGCAAATTGATGAGCCAAATTCACAAAATTTGTTTCATAGTTTACATATACAGGAAACTCGGCTCCTGTTTCATATAAAGCTCCATAGTTAGTTACTACGCAATACAGTCCTGCCGCCATCGACTCAAGCAAAGATATACATGAAGTTTCTTCCCAGATACTAGGGTAAGCAAACATGTGATAGTATGGTAATTTACTTAAAATAAATTCATTTGGTCTATAACCTAGATAATTTACATTTGGTAAAGTTTTTGCTTGGTCATACAAATCTTGATACTGTTCATCGTTATCTTTTTCAAAATCTTCACCATAAATTTTACAACTACTATAAACATCTAATTCAATATTTTCTTTTTCAAGTAATTGCATGGTGGCTAATAAAACATTTAAACCACGCCAGGGCGTTGGATGAAATATCATTCTTAGTGTATCGCCTTTTTTATAAACTTGTCTTTCAGGAAAATTTGTTACACCATTTTTTATGACATGACATCTATCAGTTGGCAAATCATAAAGATCTCTATACTTTTCATAGTTCCAACTAGAATTAAAAACATACCAATCATATTTTGTGTGGTTAGATTTATCTTTAAACCACGGAGCTATATTTGGTTGATTGGGAGCATTTTTTTGCCAAAGAATATTTATTTTGTTTTGATATAAAGGTATTTTTTCAGGAACTGATGTACAAATAGAGAAGTTACTCAGTAAATCATGATCAACATATTTATTTAAAAAATTGTGTTGAAGCTCAGTCCCACCTAATGGAGTCAATCCGTTTCTCCGTCCAGTGATAACTCAGGGACGATAATGTTAACATCCCTTTGTATGTCACTTTCGTTTGTGTCAGTGGCTTTATCTTGGATGTCTTTTTGTGCTTCATCTTCATCTTTATAAACTTTACCAGTTTTTTTGTTTTTGATGGTAACTTCTGATTTGCAATGTATTACGTCCATATTCTTAAATACCAATATTTTTTAAAAATTGCAAATAAATTATCCGTTTTCTTGTGAGCGATCAAGTAGTGCATATGACACTATACCTTGTATTTCGTTAGCAGTGCCTGCGGTCATTTTTAAAATATCACCCTCTTCTAATACAAGTGTTTGTGATATTATTTGTCGTGTTGTATTTGAGGCAATTGCCGCATTATCAATTCTAAATGTAGCTGATGCACTTGTGTCTGTAACTTGTGTTGCTAAATTTACTGCAGCACTTGATGAGCCATTATGAACTTGTATTTGTTTAACTAAACAACGACCATTAGTTGGTGCAGTTAACACACTTGTTGTGCCAGTTGTTGTTAGTGAAAACCCTTGATTTTTATATTGTATCGTCATCAGCTCATAAAAAAGTTAAAGGCATCTTGTTCGTTTTTTAAATCATTTTGATAAGCAAAGTTTAATTGATTTACTAATGTTTCAATACCATAAGTTATTTGTCTTTGGTTTTGCACTACATAATCTTCATTTAGTTCAGGAATAAGTATATTTATTTTAGCCAACTTTTCTCGCTCTCTTTAAAGCCTCTTTTGCTTTTTTTGCAATACTCACAACTTGTGTTTTGCCCATAACTTTTGCCCGTTGTTCCATAACAGTTAGTATTTGTATCTTTCGTGCATAAGGTTTATTTATTTTTTTTACCTTAGCTACAGTTTTTCTAGCATCGGTTGGTGTGGCAAATTTTATGCTTACAGTATCTTTAGGATTTTCATCGGTATAAAGTCTTCGATCACTTCCTTTGGGTTTTTTTCCTGTGCCTACTTTTGGATCTCTTTTAACCATTATCTTCTTCCATCAGGTTGAACATCAGCTCTGAATGCTCCAAAACGCCAAGACTCATCAGTTGATGTATTTTCTATTTTAAGAGATGCTAACCTACCTCTTGCCCTTGTGTCAACCTTTTTTGTACTTGAACTCACAGTAAAAGGTCCTAATGGTGAGGACGCTTCTGTTTCTGATGGAAAATCTTTAAGGTTAATAGTAATTTGAGCATTACCATCAAGCTTTCCAAAGTCAGGTATAAATCTTCTTATTTTAACAAAAAACTCACCAGCACTACCTTCTATCGGCATTTCAAAATCACCCGATTCTATAAACGCATTGATTGCTGTTTTATTACCTAATACATCTAATTGATTACTGCCTGTTTCATGTTTGTATAATGTAGCGGCACCAAACTCATTCGTAATACCATT